CCCCGATAACCGAAAATAACTCGTCAGCAGCGGCACTTCCCGGAGGGTTGATCGGAATCGCATTTTCCGGAAGCCCTCCGCTCGGAGCCTCCGTAATCGGTTCTGTCGAATCTGGAGTATTCCCGCTAGCGATTGCTAATTGGCGAGCCTGATTTGAGTCAGTAGCCCAAATAACAATGAGCCTGCCGCCCGACCTTACAAGGAACCTAATCATGATCTACCTCTAGCCCGGCTCTAAGCCGATGGCCCGCAATCGTTGCGCCTGCTCGCCCTGTGGCGTGCGCTGTGCTGTCGTATTCGCCCCCGCTTCGGGAGACGCCTGGTTGCCGACGCCCGTGACCTCCGCAACGCCCGGTGCCCCGGTAGCCGGGTTGCCGAGACCGCCTGTAACCGCCTGCTGTGCGCCCGCTCCCTGAGGCTGTGTCGGATCGCCTGCCCCGCTAGCGACGCCGAGACCCGCAGCCATTTGCTGGAGTTGCTGGATCTGAACGTTCGTCTGCAAGGTTTGCTGAAGAGTAACGAGTTGGAGTTGGTCGAATATCGTCGCCTGAAGCTGCGGATCGCCGGATTCCAACGCCGCCCGGAACAACTGGAGCACCTGCCCGACAGGAGTTGCCTGCCACGCAAGCGTCTCGAAGTTCTGCCGAGAGATAAAGTCGGGGTCCGGCAGGTTAAGGATATCTTCTCGGATATGCCTGAGGTCGAGGAACGGCTCGCCAGAGGCCGTCGGCTGCGCTGCGATCTGTGCAATCGCCCACCGTTGCTGCTCGTCCTGCGGCAGAGCCAGTCGCATCTCGACTTGAAGCCGCTGCCTATCCTTAATAGCTTCCGGCTTGATGAACTCCTGGAACCGCTGTCCCCGAAAGTCTCGCCCGATAACCTCGACCTGTTCCCAGTCGCCGGTTTCGTACTGCTGGAGCATGGTCTCAAGACAGTATTCCAACGCCTCACCCATCGCATTCATGCGCGGGATGACCTTCTGTTCGATGTTCAGGCCGAGTTGCCTGAGAGCCACCGACGAGAGCGGCTGATCGAGAATACCAATGGCCTGCGGCGGGAGTCCCCCCCCAAGTTCGTCGGTGCGGTTCGTCTGGTTCGCAAGGCTGGTGGCGTTGTTGATATCCGCCGTTTCCATGCGTTCAACGGCTTCGTTATTAGAGGTCGAGATCGCAATCGACGCGCCCGGAGTGTTCGCCCCTTCGTCTAATTCAGCCTCTCCGTCAACAGATTCCGTAACAATCGGAGGATCAGCAGCCATGTGCGCCATATGAGTCGCATACGAGATCATCCGGTTCTTGTGTTCCCAGATCAGCCGGTTCTCCGCAAAGACCGAGGCACCTTCCTGAAGGAACGCCTTGTCGTCACGCTCGGTCGGCGCAAGGGGAGGCGTTGAGTCGGTAGCTACGACCGCAACGGGGAATCGGAAGCAGTGCAGGTTCTCGGGAGTACGTGCCCACTTGCCGCCAACAAGCACGCCGTTCCAGTACGTGAAGGGTGGTTCGTCGTTGTCTTCCTTGAAGTCGGGATTCTTACGCCGGAAGTAGAAGTCGTACGCGGGCGCGTGTTCGTTATCATCACCGCCCTGAACTTCGGTATCGTCGCCGAACTTGAAGCCCGAGAAACGGTTACGAAGCGTGAATCGTGACTGGATCAGGCGAGACGCAACCCACTCCGGCTCTTCAGGGCCGAACCTGACAGCGGTGTTCCGCGGATCGAGCGGGCGCAAACTGGGCATGGTCTCACGCTTCGGCCCTGTCTGGAGAATGCCGAGCATGTAGAGTCGGCCCGAACGCACGGTACTGAGCCATGACTGCTGGTTCTTGCTCTTCGCCTGTCCACGCCGCGTAAGACGCTTGTCAGCCAGATCTCGGAAGCCCACCGCGAGACGTTCGGCGTCTGAGTTGGCACGCCGTTGCTCTTCCTTCTCCGTAGTGAAGGGGATGCGGATGAGTTCGATAGTGGAGTCAAGGAACGCAATGATCTTTCCCGCGAGCACGCGCGGGTTATTAGTAGTGTATGCGTCTTCAGGCTGGATAACGCCGTCGGTGCCCGGGTCGATCACGTACGGCGTGTTCTTGTAAGAATCGAAGTCCAGATCCATCAGATCGTGAAGATCGGTCAGGTTCTGGAACTCTTTTTCGACAGCCTTCGTGAAGCGGTCCGACTCGCGTGTGCTGCGCCGGTTCGTGGCGCGAGTTTCAGTCGTCAAACTGCAATCCGTTCGCGATTTCGGCGTCTGCGGTTGCGGGTGCTCACACGTATCTTACGACGAGACGTACCCGCAGTTGCAAATCCGAACTGGTGGACCATCAAGTACACGAGAGCCTTGATGTGGTGGTTGAAGCGGTCTCTGGGCCTGTCACCAACCCTGTCGCCGGCCTGCGTCAGGTTCCACGAGTAGACCTGCGTCTGCTTCGTGAACGGGTTCTCTGCACCGCCGAGTTCCGAGAGAAGACCCGTGCAACCGGAATCAATGACAAGCCCAGGAACACGCTTAATAGAGTCAATCGCGAGAAACGAGTCGAACCGACGGATCCCCGCAGGAATCTCAATGATCTTCTCCCGGAACATGGGGCTGATGCCCGCAACCTTGCGCCAGACCTCAACGGAAGGCGGGTGTGCGCCCGCGCGTTGCGCGCCCGCGCGATCTATAACCGCGAACTTCACGTCGGAGAACCAGACCTTCTTCATAAGGATGTCGCGAAGAATGTCCTCTTCGTAGATTTCTTGCTTGTAAATCTCGTCGAACACCCGGATCTGGCCGTCAACGATATGGGAGGCACCAATTGCGTACGCCGACTGCGTAGCTGCGGAGATTCCCGGGTCGATGGCGAGGTAAACGGCCTCTCCGGGGACGTACTCTACCCTCTGGACGTGTGTCGGCACGCTGAAACCGGGATGGACTAGCCCGTGCGGAGGAGCGGGAATGCCAAGATGCCGCTCCGCAAAGTGGTCTTCCGTCATCTGGCCCTGAAGGCGCAGGATTTCCGGGTCTTCCGCGCCGCCCGGGTAGACGACGCTGTTCAAATGCGACGCCATTGACCACGAACGGCTGTCTTCGGTCGCCCAGATGTGCTCCGGCTGCCATTCCTTCCACAAACTCGCGTACCAGCCAAGTGAACTCTCGAAAGTTCCTTCGAGGAAGAGCCAGCCGCGCTTCTCTGCGACTCGTCCCTGAAGCCGCATGTACGCCTCGTAGTCGATCTGGCTGGCCTCGCAGACGACAATCCCAATCGGAGCCGTCATGGCGAGCGTTCGGTAGTCGTTGGCCGTCTTAGTCCTTATATAGAAGGGCTGACCGCCCTTGACGCCAGTGTTGACCTCGATACGCCCGGGATCGACCGCGGTTGTGGCGAACTTGAGCAGCCCGAGACGCCCGAAGAAGTTCGCCATGTAGTCGAACTCTGCCTTGGTACGCGCGTAGTCGGCTGCAACCAGCCACATTTCGTCGCCACCCGGGTCACGGCCCTCCGCAACCTCGGTCAGGACGTACTCCATGACCTTGACTCCGCCGTAATGCGCGGCAAGGTCCGACTTTCCCCAGCGTTCACCGCCTGCAAGCAGCGTGAAACGCGTCATATGGTTGAGCAAGTCGGCCTGAGAGGTCGTGGGGATCCAGCCGACCGTGCGAAGCAGCCCGTCTGCGAACGGATCGTCGAGAAGTGGCGGTTCTGCGGTAGTCACGGGCTGAGTTTAACGCAAAAAGAGTGCGCCCCGTTTTACGTCCGGGGCCACGACGTACATGGAAGGCGCGAGCCTCCGAGATACTCCCCACCTTGCTCGGGAATCCGAGGAATCTCGCGTTTCAACCCTCGGTAGTTCCACTCGCAGTTCCCTGCAAGCCGTCAGATACGCTGGCGGGCTGGATTCGATTCCAGCATCCCACTCAGGCGGTTGCTTCCCTGTTGGGCGTTCGGCTCTCAGGCGGGTCCAATCCCCGCCGCCGCCAGCAGTTGCAGTGTAGCGGATCGGGACGCGAAAGAACCGCCTGAGACCATAACGGCCAAGTAAGGCGGCTCTCGAAAGGTCCGTACACACAACTCGCGTTCTGCTCAGACCTCACATTCAGTATACTCGCCGAGACGATTGACGTAAGACGAAAGGAACTGAGTATGCCGACGCGCATCGAGAAACTGGGCGAACTGTACGACATGGCGATTGAGAACGTGAAAACACGGCTCGATCTCCCCGAAGTCGCTGTAGACCGCCCTCGCATAAGCGACTTTGACGACGTTCGCCACAACTGGGACATGCAGGTGATCCAGACGTACCTGGAGCAGACGAAGCGGCCCGAACGGCCTGGAAACGACCTAGAGGCGCGATTCGAGGACCATGTGAACTGGGCTGGCATCCCAAGCCATA